ACTCGTACCTGGTAAATCGAGGCTACAAAGTGATCCGCCTATGGGAAGCGGATCTGACCCAAAAGTTGGGGGATTGTATTTCCCAAATCAAAGAGGCATATGAAAAAGAATGAGCAACGATTCGGTCTTGGTGTGGATCTCGGGACCATGAATCTTGTCGCCGCCCGTCACGGGGAGAACGGCAAGGTCGTAACCCGTAGAGTTCGTGACGCCTTCCTGGACGTCGAGAAGGACGCTGAGAGGAGCCTGAAGCTCTCCAAGGCGGACTACATCGAGTTCGAGGACAGCTTCCTCATCGTCGGGGACTCAGCCCTTACGATGGCCAACCTGTTCAAGCGGGAGGTTCGTAGGCCGCTCTCCCGGGGTGTCATCGCAGCGGGTGAGCTAGATGCTCAAGCGGTACTGAAGCGACTTCTCCACAGTCTCCTTAGTAATGGGGGTGAGATCACGGAGGGTGATGGGGAGCATTGCTACTACAGCGTCCCCGCCGCTCCGATTGATGACCCAGATCAGGACATCGTTTACCATACGGAGGTTTTCAGGAAGATCCTCTCCGAGCTGGGGTACACGCCGCATCCCATGAACGAGGCGATGGCTATCATCTACTCTCAGTGCGTGGCCGAGAACTTCTCGGGCCTTGCCGTGAGCTTTGGTGCAGGTATGTGCAACATTGCCCTGGCCGTCCAAGGCATCAAGGGCATGGAGTTCGCTGTGGCCCGAGGTGGGGATTGGATCGACACCCACGCTGCCAAGGCCACGGGAAAGACGGCTTCACAGATGTGTGCGCTCAAGGAGCGTGGGGTTGACCTGACGAAGCCCCAGGGGCGTGAGCAGGAAGCCATCGTCCTGTACATCAGGGCTCTGATCCGGTACTGCCTGGAGAACATCGCAGCCCAGTTCAAGAAGGCCCAGAATTCGATCACTCTTCCTGGACCGATTCCCTTCGTGGTTTCCGGGGGTACTTCGCTGGCCACGGGGTTCCTGTCAGTATTCCAAGAGGAGTTCCTAGCGGTCTCCAAGCGGGGCTTCCCTATCGAGATCAGTGAGATCCGTGCAGCTCGTGACCCGATGACGGCTGTGGCTGAGGGTATGCTCGTCCTGGCTGAGCAGGAATACTGATGTCAGGGGATGGCCGGTTCAAGGTCACCGACGCCATGTTGGTGGAAATGCAGTCCTTGCGGAATCAGGGGAGTAGTTTTGGGAAAATCGGTAAGAAATTAGGGCTGTCTAGGTCTTGGGTTTACTTGACGCTGAAAGCGGCGAGTCATTAGAGAGGAGGCTCGCTATCTACTACTACCTCACAGGCGCTCTCAAGCGACGACTGATCTTGGAACTCCAGGACAGCTTCTCTCGTCATCCCCTGTACGCCAAGATCGTCCCTTACATTCAGAATAAATTTGCCTTCGAGGAGCGTCCCCAGTACGGAATTGTGGTCAAGGGGTCTAGTGCCAACAAGGTCCAGCTAGCTGCGGACAACTTCATCGGGACGGTTCAGAGCCATGTGATGCTGGCCTACGTGGGGGAGCCGAAGTACCCACTGGAATGGGTGAAGGAAGACCTGGATTCAGTCAGGGCGAACAACGACGTGTTCCCTACCTTACCTGGGGTCTACTACCTGGAGATCCTGAAGGCTCCGGAGAACGCCCAGGATGATGGGGCGTTCGTCATTGACCCCCTCCTGACACAGATAGACGAGCCCCTCTTACAGATCACCACGGGCCTTGAGACGACAGCTCAGCTCCAGCAGATCCCTGTCCGTCAGACCGTGAGGATCTGGCAGGGCCGTAATTTCCTCCTGAATGAGGGAACAGACTTCACCGTGAACTATCAGACGGGGGAAATTCTCTTCAATGTGCGGTTCCCCTCCGGTACGAAGATCACAGCGGACTACAGGTATGCAGTTCCTTCCATCGGTCCTGTAGCGTTCAGGTGGAACCAGGCTGACTTCAAGACCTTACCCGGGGTGGTTTTGGCTTTCGGGAAAAGGGCCGCAGCGGGAGACAAGGTTGCAGTCGTGGTCTACCAAGACCGTGTGGACACGGCCAATGCCTATGGTGGGAAATTCGAGGTCAGCTTCGACTTCGACGTGATCTCTCGGGACACCACACAGATGGAGGAGATAGCCGACCTCTGTGTGATGTATCTGTGGGGTGAGAAGAAGCCCCTCTTGGAGTTCGAGGGCATCGAGATTGTGGACATCTCGATGGGCGGGGAAGCCGAGGAAATGGCAGACGAGACGGGGGATTTGTATTTCTACACGGCCTCGATGGCGATTCAGTTACGTGCTGACTGGGAGATTCACATCCCGCTCCCGCTCACAATCAGCAAGGTCACCCAGGTCAAGCCGGAGGAGGCTTTGGCTGTAGGTTCCCTGTTCTTTGCTACCAGGCCCGCCATAGTGGGTCGGAATGATCTCTTTGAGCGGATCGGTTGATGCCGAAGTTCACCTTCAGTTGTATCGAGTGCCAGGTCCGTTTCGAGCGAAACCTGAAGATGGGTGAGCACTCAACTCACACCTGTCCTTCTTGCAAGGGCCAAGCCCCGAGACTTTGGGATGGCCAGGGGTTCGGGTTCGACTTTGCGACTACCCCTGGTACCGCCCAGGCGAACTCGGGGGTGACCAAGCACGACTATCCTACGGCGGACGTAGCAGTAGGGATGAGTGCCGAGGCCCGTTGGCAAGAGATCCAAGATCGTGAGCAGGTCAAGCGTAAGGTCCGGCAGGGAGGCAAGACCAACGGCCTGATCCGCAAGCATGCCCCTGACAACACGTATGTTGAGTACGAGGCGATGACCCCTGAGCGGAAAGAGGCGAGAATCCGCCTGACTGAGGAGGCAGACCAGGCTCATCAGCTCCGCGTGGCCCCATTTCCCAATCTAGTGCCGGAAAGCAGGCGAATCAAGACCGTTTGAGGGTCGAGGAGGCTGTGTCTGACGGGGATCAATAATCCGTCTTTGGCCTGGTCGTTGGTAGAAGATGGCCGAGGTGATTAGCGGTCGCTCTACAACAGTGTACGTCGCCCATTGTCGGCTAAGCGGTATTCCAAGCAGTACGGATACGCTTTTCGCACGATTCCACTTGTAACCCCCGATATGTAGAACCAGACCCAGATCCCAGATGAACGCCCCTAGATGAAGATTCAAAAGACAGACCACTGAAAAGTCGAGGAATACCATGAGTTTAGGGCCTTTCGTAACATACGTGCCTCCGGGCGTTTACACTCGCTCTCTGACTGAGGCAAATGCGGCCAACCTGGTCGCTGGTCTCCGCATCCCGTTCGTAATCGGGGTCGGTCAAGAGCAGCTAGAGCAGTTCGACCTGGAGATGGTTCGTGGCTCAAGTTCGAACCTGGACCAGCAGATCGTCCGTGAGGATGACAGCCAGCGGTTCGTAGTGGATGACACGAATCCGGCCAACCCGATTCTCGGCTCAGCGAACGGTCTTCTGACCAAGTTCCGTGTCCGCAACTATCCCATCGTTGACGGCCAGGGCTTCGGCCGTGTGACCAACGATTCCAGGGCTGTTTCCTGCACGATCAATGGCGTTCCAGTGGCCGTTGGCGGGGTCCAGGGTTCGGATGGCTATGTCATCCTTCAGGTGCCTGCCCAGGTCGGGGATGACGTCCGTTGCACCTACTACTTCCACCGTTCCGACACGATCATCACGGATGACGTTTCCGAGCAGGTTACAACCACTCAGGCCATCCTCACGACTCCGGCGGCCGAGAACTTCATCATCACGGTTGGAACGACCGATACCTTCACCATCACGGTGGATGGTGTGACGACCACGGTTACGTTGCCCCCCAGCACGGGTTACACGGCCACGGCCCTGAAGGCTATCATCGACGCTTCCTTGATCACGGGTCTCTCGACTCAGGTGTTCACGGACAACGCTGGCTTGAAGCATGTCCGGTTCTTTGCGGCCTCGTCCCTCAACATGGGGACCGGCAATGCAAACGGGGCACTCGGCTTTGCTCCCAACACTGCGACGAACCGCAACCTGGCTTTCAGGGTGTTCCAGCGGCCCATCGTGGACGGCTCTGATGGTGGTATCACCACGACGGATCCCTCCAAGGTAGTGGCCAAGGTCAATGGCCTCCAGGTCATCCCGACGGCTGTTGACGGTACGAACGGGATTGTGACCCTGCCCACGGCTCCGGCCCCGGGTTCGCTTGTCACGATTCAGTATTACTTCAACACCTGGCAAGACACGTTCGATTACCTGCCCAACACGCAGGTCACGTCGGTTGTCCGGTGCGGGTTCTCCCCGGGCCGGTCGGACTACATCCAGGACCAGGACTTCGTGATCTCGAATCCGAGCCCGGATGTCTCCATCGTTCACTGGGGAACCAGTGTGTCGGTGGCCTCTACTCTCCGGTCGCCGGGAGCTGAGGTGTTCGACGACACCCAGATTCTACCGACCCTGGTAGACGACAAGATTTTCCTCACAGCCTCTCCTCGGTACGTGGATACGACGGTGGTTCCTGCCGTTGTCTCTACGACCAAGTTCATCCTTCCCGAAGTACCCACGACGGGTAACGGCCGTGACACGCCCCTCGGGCAGTCCACGTACCTGGCCATCACGAACCAGCGGATTGGTCTGAACACCAATCGTCCGGACCTCGTGACGGTCTTCACGGGCAGAACCCTCAGGGATGCACTCGGCCGTTCAGCGGTGGAGGTCATCGAGGTGGATTCCTCGACCCGGACCGTCACGCTGAAGAACCCTGTTCCTCCGGACTACAACGCCTACTGCACGTTCTGGTACAGCCGTATCTCGGACGACACCTTCATCCTGACCAACAAGGTTGCCGGTGCGGTGGGTACAGGTCAGTTCGAGGTGTTCGCCACCTCGACTCAGACCAACCTCCGGCAGATCCGGTTCGGGGCGAAGACGGGTTTTTCCCAGATCGTCCAGTGGCCCCGTGGTGTGGAGCAGATCACGGATGCGTTCCACACGGGTGCTGGGGCTCCGGTGGACGAGACGGTTACGGTCACGTTCGGAACGGCCACGGCCAAGAACGCTGCATTCACGAACAGTGGAGCCCAGCCGTACTCGTTCTACACGACGTACTCTGACCAGTGGAGGACTATCCTCAACGGCGCCACCGTCACGACGAATCTCAACACGGCTCGTCGAGGACATTTGGTCAGCGATCCCGTGCCCTGTGCGGTGTCGAGCATCACGATCCCTGCCTCTCCAAATAACGTTTTGGAGCTGACCATCGATGGTGTGGACATCACCGTCACACTCACGGCCGGGGCACAAACCCTGACGTTCATCGCAGCGGCGATAAACACAGCCATCGACGCCAATGCCACGTTCTTAGGAACGGCTCCGAACAACCTGGCCAACTTTGTCCAGGTTGGTGGAGCTGGTGGCGATGCGTTTTTCGTCCTCCGAAGCTACTCTACCCCAGGTGCCCTGCCAGGTGGATTTGACCACATCTCGGCAGTATCGATCCGTCAGGGCACAGTGGAAAGCACTCTGGGCTTCTCCACGTTCCAGTCGGCCTCGGGCAGCCCCAACGCTCTCAACAAGGCTGCGACGATCCTGGGTTCGGAGGTTGGTCCTTTCGCCATTGACCTCGGGGTCACAGACGAACTCAACCTCAGGATTGACGGGATTGACTACGTCATCCCTCTGACCGCTGGAGCGGCACGGACAGCAGCTCAGATCGTCACTGACATCAACGCTGTTGTGCTCAGTACAGTGGCGTCTGTCGGGACTCTGGCGAACGTGAACAAGGTTCGGCTCACCAGCCAGACCACGAACCCTGGTTCCAGCATCACCATCCTGGCCTCGAACTCCCTTGCTATCCTCGGATTCAACGAGGGTGACTCGGTAGGGGCTACGAATGTGTCGGCTCAGGAAGTGGTCAATGCCCTGAATGCAACGGCAACGTTCCTGACTTCAACGGGTCTCGGTGGAGGCGCCCAAGCAGCAGGAATTGCCTACGCCTCGACCATCAGTGGAGCCACCTACGTCACCATCGAGTCTCTCACCACGGGTGCCGCAACCTCGTCTGTGGCCTTCGCCACTGGCTCGGCCGATGCCTTCAACAGCACCACTGGAACTGGGATTGTGGTGGGTACCTCCGGGGACAATGGAGAGGATGCCCGTGACTACTACACGGTTTCCTCGTCTAACCCCACGGCAGGTTCCGATGGGGAGGGTACCCCGGGCCAGACCTACACGGATGCTCGGACGGGTCTACGGTTCACGATCCTCCCGGCCACCACGGGGAGCTACACGGCGGCAGGCTTCTTCACGATGGCTGTGTCCACGACCTGGAACGTGAATCCAGCCATCCCGTACCTGTCTGTCCCTGGTATCGAGACCATCGTGACGGATACGGTGAACGTGGGAGTCAACGATACGGCAACGGTCCGTACCTTCAACCCAGGTGGGTTGGAGCCTGCAATCGGTGACTTCTACTACATCACCTACTTCTTCATGAAGCAGGACTTCTCGGCTCACCTGTACCAGCAGTTCAAGACCATCGAGGCGAACTTCGGTCCTCTTGCGGCTGAGAACAGGGTGTCCCTGGCTGCCTACCTCGCCATCCTGAACGGGGCGGTCTTGGTGGGTATCAAGCAGGTACTCAAGGTGCCGAACACCAACCAGGCGTCGGATGCCTCCTTCATCCAGGCCATCCAGGAGCTTGCCATCCCGCTGGCGGGTCAGGTCAAGCCGGACATCATGGTGCCTCTGACCACGAGCACCCAGGTCTACACCTACCTGCTCCAGCACGTCGAGACACAGAGCAACATCAGGAACCAGGCTGAGCGTATGGGCTTCATCGGGTTTGCCTCTGGCACCTCCCCGTCGAACGCGCAGACGATTGCCAAGTCCCTGCTCTCGAACCGCATGGTCGCGGTTTACCCCGACTCGGCTGTTGTGACCCTCAACAACGAGCTGGGTGAGAGCTACGAGCAGCTTGTCGATGGTACCTTCCTGGCTGCGGCCTTGGCGGGTGCTGTCACGAGCCCGGC